ACTTCACCCCACATACGAGATGCATCAGCACAAAGCTTGAAGTACAGGTATGGGATGTTTTTCTTAGAAGTGTCACGCCAGATATCACCCTTGAGGGCAGTACCGACAGACATCTTAAGAGATTTCGGAGTAGAAACCATGACACGACGCTCGTCAGCTGCAGCACCAGTGCTGAGCTTAAGACGCTCGGTAAGAATGAAACGATACCCCATGAATGTGGTTACGTTACCTTCTGCAAGCGATTTGCGAACTGCGTAGTCAGAATTGATGACTTCATCAATACCCAATAGATCTTCCAACTGCTTGTGAGTTAAGAAACAGTTCAAGATTGTATCTTGATCAATTGCTTCCAAACGCTGCATAGTTGCACGAAGACCCTTAAGTTTTGCAAGAGTCAATCCAGTACCTGCAGCAGCACCTCCAGCTGTACCATCGAATTGAGATCCGACAGAAACACCTTCAGTTGAAGTAGCACCTAGAGTGTAGATACCACCTGTTGCAGTGATTGGATTAGATGAGCCAGCATTGTTACCGCCAACAGAGATGTCAGTTCCACCTTCATCGGTAGACCCAGCAACATAAGTTAGTGCAGTACCGCCACTTTTGCCTGCGTTAGCAGTTCCAAAGAAGGCATCAATGATGATATCATCCATCTTACGTTTACCTGAAGCTAACATAGCTTGAGTGTAAGCATTCATTGGATCAGTGAGAACTCGCTTGAGATCTTTCTCATCCACATACTTACCAAGCTCATAGTCTTTAAGACCAAGACGACGACGGTTGTTTTCGATCTCACTCTGAGGATTAGCTTCGTAACGACCAGTATCTTCGGTCATTGCAGCTGCCTCACCAATACGGTCAAAGAATTGGAACTCAGAGTCCTGAGTTTCAGTTTCGAAGTATGGTTGGAGTTTTGATTCGGTTTGTTGAAAAGCTTGCTCGAAACCCGCACGGAACGAGTCATAATAAGCAGCTTCGATATAGTTCTTTGGATCTGATGCAGGGGAAGAACTGTAACCCTGCGAACCTACTGGTAAACCCATAATATATAATATTTAGAAGAAGTTTTATACTGAAAGAGGATCAGTATATTAAGTTTTGTTTTGTTCAACGAGCTACCCTTTCGGACTCATCTAGTTTTACGAAACCAACGGCTTTCTAAAGCTGCTCACTGGACCTAAAAAAATAGGCTACCCAGTATGTACCTGAGTAGCCTATATTTTACAATCTGTCAAGCCTGTATACTAACTATTCCCGTATAGCTGAGAATATAGTTTAATGCGCTTCTGCAGAATATTTTCTCGTTTTTCACGATCCGCAAATGAAAGTGCTGACGGGTCAGTCATAACCAACTGTTTGTTGTCTGAATCCAACTGCTCAATTTGGGCTTTAATACCCTGAACTGATTCATTCTGACCAAATGGCGACGACCCAGAATTACCCATAGGAAGTGCGTCCCCAGAAATCTCAGAGATCTTGTGAAACAACTTAAGAACGGCTGGATGATTTGCTACGACTGGACTCCAGTTTACAAGATCTTGCAGCTCAGGTATTTCTTGAGACAAAGCATCAAATGTTTCATTCGCTTGCTTCATGTTAACCTCAAAGTTTGTACCCCAGTGCTCAGCCATGTCAGCTCCATACTTATGTATGGTTTCTTTATTGTGGTTTTCCACTGCTGCATTGCCTTCCATCTGTAGCTCAGCCCACCTGCCCACAAGACCATCAAACTGTTTTTGATTTAGCCCAATGTCTGTAGCAAAGTCGGTAAGCTCTTGAAGTTGATCTTCTGTTGGTGCGGGTATATCAACACCATCAAACTCTTCCGAAATACTAATCTCCTCTGGGACAACATACTCGTTATTCTCAGGTCGGACTTGCGCATAATACTCATCCCACTTCTCGTCAGTCCAATCAGCTTGAGGTTGCTCAAGACGTTTAGCACCTAGTGCACTCTGAGCATTAACAAGTTGATTAGCCAACGCATCAAAAGATTTTGTATTTTGAATTGTTGCGTTATTCTTTAACTCTTCTGGCAATGATGCCAAGAGCGACTGATATTGATCAACTGACGCATTTTCTTCTGGTGTGGATTCAGGTGTTGAGTCAGGTACAAGACCTGCTCCCAAACCACCACCGCCAGACGATCCTTCTTCAGCCTCTTCTCGTAGTATGTTATTTAGTTTAAACATTATGTTCTTCTCCTAATCGGTTTATTATTTGTTGTGGATCGTCTTGACCCAACAACGAAAGAAAACTCATAGCCAATCTTCGCCTACCCTCACATTCACGCAGCTTTGCGTCATCACTGTGGAAGACTGGTTTTGTTACATGACACTCTCTTAGAAGTATTCTAAAAAACCGTTCACCTTCAGGGGTGTCTAGTATCTTTAAGAGATCATCTCTTAGCTCTCCTCTTTCTTTAAGACGAGCAACGGACTGTATAACTTTTTGTACCACTTAAATATTTAATAGCTGACCAACACCTTCGGGGTCTATCTTTCTTGCTTGTGCAACATCCTTCATAGAACCTGCGATATCAGGTAGAGCTCCAGCAATTTGTTGAGTCTGGGCTTGTTCTGCCTGTGCAGCTTTCTCTTCACCCATAGTCTCACTAGATTTTATAACTGATGGATTTACATTCCTATACTTAGCATAGCTATCTAAAAGCTCTCTCTCATTAACTGCTTGGAGGATTTCAGGTTTAACATTAGCTAATGGTGTGATATCCTGCATAAATGCACTGATATCTGAAAGACGACTTGCGAACTGAGCTTGAGAACTGGGACTTGTATATGTAACCTCTAGTTTAGCTCCATTCAAGCTTGCTGGTATATCTGGCAACTCCTTACGCCTGTCTAAGAACATAAATGTATTCTCAACAGCAGGTGCGATATACTCAGCTTCCATACGATTAAGTAGTGGAGAAAGTTGTTGGAGCATTTGTCCACGAGTATCTTGTATCTCAAGAATGCTCTGACGCTCACGCTTCTGCTCACGAATAATTTGATCTACAAAGAATGAGCGTTGGATTGATGCCTTATAGGACTCAATCATCTGCATAGCATACTGGGGTTGATTACCTCCCAAGATTGGGGATGGCTTTTCACTGCCAGCTTCGTGAAACATGATCTGGCGAGAACCATACTTAAGCGGAAGTAGTATGCTGTCTTCTTCTGCTGTAAGTGTTGGGAAGTTCATATACTCCGCAGAAGTAAGTACCTCCTTCACCATTTTATTTAGTACACGAATCTGAGATAGGCATGTCATAGCTGGGCTACGACCGTACACTTCATCAGCTTGCTTTGCCCATCGAGGGATAAGAAAAGTAAAATAACTAGAGCCATCCTGACGGATAGGTGTCTTAAAGTCGGGACACCAATATGTTACGATGTATGGGCGTTCTGCTCCAATGCGTCCACCCATCTTAGCTCGACGATCTTTACTTGGTTCAATTGAGTAAACTAGTTCCCACTTCCTGTTTGGATCTTTATCACTAAAGCCATCCATGTTTACAACCTCAGGCAGTAAACCCACTAGCTGTCGTGTAGTTTTATAGCACCGATAATACACAGTATTAACTTCGCCATACTCATCTACATCAAAAAATACATCGGAAAGTGGTCTTGCTCGAAAGTTAACAACGCCCTTAACATCAGACATCTGAACAGGAGATGTGCCGTAAGCACCCACATCAAGAAAGCATTCGTGACTGGCAGCATAAAACTGACTTTGTGGGAGTGCAAGTTCGTGTAAGATCCTGTCGGTTACCTGATTTAAATAGGTATGCTGTTCATCGTTAAGCTCAGAGTTCTCTGTGTCCTGCACACGCAAGTACATCCACTTCTCAGCCTTGGGTATTAGATTAGCCGACAAGCCATTGGCAAACATTTGATTAGACCACACTGCTGTGTCATCGTAAATTTCTTTTGAACCGTCTTCTTTAAAATTAGGTCCATGATCGAACTCAGTTCCGTTAGGTCGGACATAGCGTTGTGCATCCTTAAGCATACCATCGAGGCTGCTTCTAAGAAGTTTCAACTCTTCATATCTAATCTTTAAACGAACTAAGTCTGACATGTGTTAAGTTTTAATACCGCCACCCAAAGTTCCAGTCTTTTGTTTTCTCTGATACAGTGGTGTATCGTCCGATCCTCGCTGCATTGCCGTTGGGTTAACAACCCGACTACGCCTCGTTGCCTGACGAATTGGT